TAAATCAAATAGTACCCGTCCTAGGCGTTCAGGCGTCAAAATGACCTCGAACTTCGGAGGCTCTGGGACAATAATAACATCAGACGCAGTTCCAACGAATTTTCGGATTTCGTCGAACATAGTCTTAGCATCGTCGGGTGAACGCATTACGAAGGCTGGGTGGTACGTCGCAAGAGCCATCTCGTCTAGTTCAGGTATGTACGTCCACCTGCCATGTAATGTCGTGATAGACTCTCCTTCTCGTTGAGGTCCCATTAAAGATTCTCTTGCAGACTTGCCCAGAGCTAGCACTCTACCTGGACGCTGCTTCAACTCACTAATGAGTCTATCACGACAGCATGACGCCGCAGCTGCAAGGACTTCTTCCTTCTCGTCTTGCAAGGAGGGAGGAGCACACAATACTGCGTTGGTCACGTTAACACGATCGCGTACGATGTTCATCTGACCCAACACGTTCCATAATAGGGTCCCAGATTGCCCCACAAAGGCCTGCCCCTTAGCCACCTCAGTACGGCCGGGCGACTCACCTACAATAGTAAAGAGGGCGTCTTGCTTCGGTTCGTCCGATGGCACAAAATCTGAATCTGCCAAGGGGCACCCTAAACAGTTAGCTAGCGGAGCTTTAGGTTGCATTGTGTGACCCCCACTTCCATACCACCCGTGTAATGTCTTTGACCCACCCTTTTGAAGGACGAAGAGTTTCGGCACCGATAATAAGCAGGATGGTATCTACCTTCATAGACTCTAGAGTTGTAAGGAGGGCATCCTCAAGGTCGGGGGTGTCGTTTCTTAAAATAATTGCAGTCCTAAGGTTACGAGACACTATAGCAGTAGCCTCTAGTTGCCCTTCTGGATCCTCAAGACGGATTAGTAGCGTTGTCAACACGATTGATGCTCCTTTCGGGGTCGAAACCCTTTGGGTACCGTTTCCCTACTTTCTCGATATTCTTCGTCATCATGCCGTCAAGGTCGATGCCCCACGCTAGCGCTAAACGGGTAAAGTACCACAAGATGTCGCCCATCTCATCTTCAAACTTCGTTTTGTTAAACGTGTGGCCGTGCCATACAGCCTTCTTCCACAAGTTAGCCACCTCACCGACTTCACCAACTAAGCAGATAAGCCAGCATGAAGATTCTTCGTAAAGGCTCCCAAAGTCCTTCTTAGCAGTGTCACTTGTTAGGGTAGCATACTCTGACAATGTTAAGAAGCTAAGCCCTAGCTGTTCCTTAACGCTCTTGACGTCCTCTAACGTCAACTCAAAAAACTCGTTATGTGAGGGTATTAACAGGTTCATTAGTGACCCATCCTTAAGAGGTTAAAAAACTCTTGACGTACTGAGGAGTTGGAGAGAAAGACACCCTTCATAACAGATGTCTGCATAGTAGCACCAACTTTACGGATGCCTCGACACGAGATACAGGTGTGCTGCGCTTCGATAACAACGCCGACACCTTGACACTCAAGAACACTTTTAATCCGTGCCGCTATTTGTTCAGTAAGAAACTCTTGCGTCTGGGGCCGCTTGGCAAAGTAGTCAACCGTTCGAGGCAGCTTACTGGCGCCTGCCATTCTTTTGCTTGGTAAGTAGCCAATATGAACACTGCCAAAAAAGGGTGCCATGTGATGCTTGCACAACGAGGCGAACTCAATATCTTTAATGACGATAATCTGAGGCTCTGGGGAGTCAAAAACCGTGAAGCTGAACGGCATCTCACCGTCGGGAATATACTCCTCTAAGAACCTGATGAGCCGCGACGCAGTCTTCTCGGAAGAGTCATCCCAGATCCCTGGTGGAAACATGGAGTCTAAGATCTCTGTCATCTTTCGGACGTTATCTACACGTCTGTTCGTCGGCCCCAGATTAGCGTGTGAAGTTGGGGCAGAATCGTAAAGTCCTTTAACCGAACGTCTGTTGCCGCTCTTTCCATTAGCCATTTTGTTTTCTCCAAGATAGTTTCGGGGGTAGTTGTTCCTACACTTAAAAATCGTCGAAAGACCTCAAATCCTTTTGAGATCTCAATCGTCCACTCTAAGTCAGCCTCGTCGAATACTACGTACTTCAAGGTGGTCAAGAGCTTAGTCTCACGAAAAAACATCATGTCGTAGACTAGGTCTGAGTCGTACCGACTAGCCATGCCGCTTGAAGGAGGTTTGGGGGACACCACTAATGAATAAATCCAAGGCGACACACCCTTTTTCAACGCCACCGATCCCTGCGTCTCCATCGCTAGTTTACTCCGGATGCCACTACAAAACTCTTCGTCCACGAACAACGCCGGATTCCCTCCACTTAAAGTAACCCAGTCCCATTCTCGCCATCCTAACTTTGTAAGATCACGTACGACGTCGTTAATAGTCATCATCGTCTTAATCCACCCAGGGTACTTTGGGCTTACAGCGTACTTCGTATCGCACCAGCTACAATCGAAGTCGCAGCCGGCGAATCTGACAAAGAAGGTTCGAGTACCGATTAAAGGGCCCTCGCCTTGATACGTTGGCCCAAAGATTTGACTTATCGGATAGACCATAAAGCCTCCTGAACCTGAACAATGGTGAGCTCTTCAAGGCTCTTCTCGTCGACGACGCCTTCTAACTCGCTGCTAACCATAATGTTTTTAAGTTCTTTAGCTAGCCTTATAGCAATATCGAGGTGTCGTCGGGCTTTATCCTTCGTGCTCATAAGGAGGGCCTCCTACGATGGCTGTCGTTTTAGCAGTCTCACGTACTTCTACGGATAGATAAGCCAGGTTCGGACGCCGCTTAGACGCGTTTAAGCGGATCCGGCTAAAAATGTGTTGTGCTAAGTTTTCTGCGGTAGTGCGAAGACCAACAAGGTAGAACTCGGTGAGGTGTTCAACGATGGGCTCCTTCCCCTGCGCGAGAAACTTATGATCCATCTCCTCGACGATCGGCTTGACAATTTCGTCGAGCTCAGCGTAGTCCATAACCATGTTAGCACTTGAGCCATGATGAATTAGCTCACCTGTAACACCAACAACCACAACGTAAGAATGCCCGTGAAGACGAGCACACTTACCTTCATAACCTACTAACTGGTGCGCTGCCTCAAACGTATACTGCTTACTTATTGTAGTAACCATTTGTCACACTCTCCCCAGTCGACGTTGACCGCGTAAGGAGCTGGATCGATCAACAAATTCGTCTTGAAAGCCTCAATACGTTCGATGCACGTTGGACACTTGCCGCACGCAGATGGTTCAACTTCGTCACCCGGACCATCAAAAATAGGGGCGTAGCAAGACCATGTAAGGTGTACGGGGACGTCGAGGGCGATGGCGCGACCTACGATGTCGCTCTTCATAGACCATACAAAGGGGAAGACGAGACGAACCTTATTGTATGTACCAATGAAGATAGCGTTTGCCATGGCGCCGAGAAACTCGGGCGAACAGTCTGGGTAAGCCCACCCACGAGCGTCCTCGGCGTGCATGCCACAATATACAAAATCCATGCTACGCACAACTGCAATCGTTGTCGCCATCGATAACAAGTTAGCGTTACGAAAGGGCACAACTGTAGGCGAGGGGCCTTCGCTTTCAGCAATCTGTTGGTAGGTCAACTCCGGCATATCGCCTTCAGCCATAAGAGCGGAACCAGCTCCGAAGAAGATAAAGGGCAGCTCAACAACTTCGTGAGTAATACGAGCGCCCTTGAGCTCATAGTGCTCTACGATACGCCGAGCGGCGTTGGCCTCTACCCGGTTGTGCCGAGAGCCGTACTGGAACGACACACAATGGACGGCGTCGTTTTCTTGAAGTGCTACCGCTAATGCTGTCGCGGAGTCAATCCCTCCTGATAAGAGTACTACTGCTGTTGTCATAATGTTCTCCTTTAGAAAGTTACTTGAAGAGTGTTAAAGTCTATGTGGTCAGGGATATCTAACCCTGACGCGTGCGCTGCTTCTAAATCGACGCCGTAACACCACGTGCCCTGAACAATTTTTGGAAGGATAACGTATTGTCCCTTGCCCCCCGTACCCACATCTCTTTCTATTAGTTGAGTCCTAATAGCGTCTCTATCCAATGACTGCTGTCCACCGCCACGTCGTACACGAAGCCACGACTGAAAGGCTGTGGCAAGTTGAAACCACATGACGCCTTTTTCTACTACATGAAAGAACCCCGCGTGTTTAAGTGCTGCTGTATTAACAATGTACTCCACAAATTCATCAGCAAGGGTCATGCTTCTACCTAACAAAGGCGACCATACCGCTTTCAGTACGGGCTCAAGAACGCATCGAAGGTTCTCAGGCAACTGTGTGTTAGTAAAGTCTGAAAACGACATCATACCGAAGAGAGACACCATTAAATTGTTGCGAACACGATCTGGAAGAACTTCAGGAAATACCTTAGCAATAACCTCTTGGGCTCTTGCTAATTGTACTTGGATGTCACGACGTAGTGTAAACTGATAATATGGGGGGGCAAACCCTTCAAGGGGTTGGTCGCGTAGAAGCCTGAACGCTTTAAACGCCGTAGAACCTTCCTCAATACTACTTGGATGAAGGTTAACTGCTACAATACGTTCTTTAGCAGCCGCGTCAGCTATAATATCTTCCCCGTCTACACTAAAGGGTGCTGATAGAGGGTAGTCAACTGTACTCTGATCTGCCCTACCTCGGGGGTCGTGCCCGGTGTCGTATGCAAGAAGTATAAACCGAAGAAATTTCTCCGCAGCAGCGGCCCTAAACTCACTAAAAGCAACAGGCAACGCATTTGTCCCTCCCAAGAGAGCAAGAATGACAAATTGTGTCGTTGTGCAATTATACGTCGTAGGCGTTTCATAGCCGAGCAACCTCTGCATAGTCTTAATCATCGACGTCTTACCCGAACCTTTTGTACCGTAAACGTTTAGTACGGGGAATCTGACGTTCCTCTTTTCAAGAGAGGGTTTGTAAGGCGTAGCCATATACCAGCCAAGAGCGGGCCAAATGACCTCGGGAGTATTAATAGATAGTAGGTGAGTTAAGTCTGGTGCGGCGTCTGTGACCTTTATGACAGGCTTCTCTCTACGTGTTTCTAAAAACACTAGTGGAGAGTCTTTACCCGTAAATACCTCAGTACCCGAAAACGTCGTTTCATTAGTAACAAAGTACTCCTCGTGCCTCCCTAACACAGACGTAGCTCTTGCTCTCGGTAGCCCTACAGCTTGTAGTCTCTCTAAGAGCCATGGGAGCAAGGCGCGAACGTCGTCATCCTTACCTAGCCACACCCAAGCACTAATACGTAGGTGCTTGTCAAACTGTTTTCTGTCATTAAACGCGGATCTAGGAAATGCTATATCCTTCCATACAAATCCGTTCGCAGCAACATCGCATATAAGGGCGTCTTCGTTATCTCCCTGCAATAGCAAAGTCGGCGTCATCGTAAACGTCGATAGACGTTGAACCCCTCTAGAACGTTCAACATAGAATCCATCTCCACCAATAGAGATGTCTCCATACTGTCGTCTAGCCTTTTTTAACGATACTGACTTCTCCTTAACCTGCTCAATCGTATGCTGGAGGTATTGTAGTCCCGCCTCGGCGTACTTGTCGCCGCAAGGCTGAATACTAAATAGTAACTCTATAAGGCGGTCGTCTGCTCCACAGGCTATTAACGACTCTATAATCGCCCAGTCTCGCTCTGACCGAGACTTATACCCCCGGCGGTCCCCTGTACGAATTTTGTGCCGCGCCTTCGAGTCAAGTCGTTTGAGAACCTTAAAGTCTTCAATCTTGTAAACACACCCCGGACTGGAACCCTTTAGTTCACACAGGGTACTGTACTTACTATTAATCGTACCGGGGACACGTAATAGTCTATTAACATTCCAACAATGATCCCCTTCGACATCTTCCATCAAAACTTTGTTGGCACCCTCAATCTGTTCGGTGTCTAAACAGTACCCATCAAGAAGCCAATACAAGTGCCAACCACCACCAGAGAACACTATTGCTGACGGAGAGAATGTAGGCCTGGGGCGTTCTGTACTATCTACGTCGACCCACAATACTTGTGTGCCGTAAACATCTTCTTTGTTATTGCCGGGGCGTGTACGTAGTGTGGGGGAGAAGAAGATGTCGGTCTCCCCATCCGTACGAGGTAAGTTATTAGGATGACAAAAGATGGGAGTGGAAATACTCCCAATCGAAACAAGGGTATCTAACGGAGCATCTTTCCAGATATCAATTCCGACGAGTAGAGCCATATAAGGTTAAGTTTGCGCGTGAGTTAGGTTATGAAACCTTGATCCCGTACTTCTTCACAACGGGTCGATTGCGGCCTTCGTACTCGCCGGAGCCAACTTCGATTTCAACGCGGCACCACGCAGTTTGGCCAACAAGTTCAGATGGCTTGATGGTGCTCACGCCTTTCGGAGCGGCCCCGGTGAAGGCTTTCAACGCTTCTTTGGTGCGGAAGACGGCGTTCGTCACCAGCATCCACTGGTCGAAAATCACGCGCCCCACGAAATCGGGGTCCGCGGGGGATTCGACCACTTTCATTTGCACTTTGAGCATCTTGTTACCCTTGCTCGACTGTGCCTGTTCAATCTTCATCAGTTGCAAACGAAGTTCGCCTTGCGGCTCTTTGTCTGCTAAGGTGAAATCGACAGTAATGCCCTCGACGTCTTGAGGCGTCGACGCTACGGCTTGCGGTGTTGCTTTCTTAAACATAGGTCACCTTTTAGTTGCGCTTAATTTTCTCAAACGGCTCTACTCGTCGTGAATTGACTACTTCTTAGGATAAAGGTAATTAAAGATCTCGGTCATACTAGTATCTGCTAGAACGGATGGGATGTCACCCTCATACTGAATTTTTGCTAGAGCGCGGTCAGCGGAGTCAAAGAGGTACAACGCTCGAAAGGATCCTTCTTTAATGCCATTATCGGTAGCCAATTTTAAGTCCCGGGTCGAGGCCTTATTCTTTCGAACGATGCGTGTAGTCAAAAGACTGTACGCAGGTACTTCTGTTCGTGATTGTCCTTGCAGCATCGGGGAGAACTGCATTACTTGAGTGAGGCTGTCCTGATGAAAATCCTCAAGACAAGAAATGAAGACACTTACGTCGGGAAGACCGTAAAGGAGGCGAGCTATCTTAGCTGTGCGGTTAAGGACCACTCCCCATTGTTGTATCTGCATTTGAGGGTTGGCCGCTGATATTCTTTGGCTGTTGGCCCCCACAGTCTCATCGATGACAAGCCTTTGCATCTCGGTCATGCCATCTAAAACGATCGTTTTGACCTTAGGAGGCAACGTCATGCCCAATGCGGCTACCTCGTCCCGCAGGGGGTGCTTTTCAGGTTGATCTGTACGAAGCCAATCGTAGATGCTATCAAGGTCTTTAGTGGAGTCAATAACGATGACAGGTGTCTTGGTCGACGTTAGAGCGGACCGGACGCTTTCTGAGTTGCCTCCACAATCGATCCATAATAGTGGAGCCAGATCAGGACACTCTATTGCAGTGGCAAACAAAGTAGTCTTGCCAGCGCCGGGTTCCGCGTACACAAACATTTTAATAGTACGTGTATTACTTAGGTCCTTTGCTTTCATTCATCACCTCGTCATAGTAACGTAGTAGTTGCTCGTCTAAAGCTAACACAGATAGTATACCCACAATTAGCACAACGAGCCCAACTATGAGTACGCCTGCAAAAAGGATTACCACTCTACCTTGTTATCGGCGTCAAGGGGTTGGGGCGCTTGGCGTTTCCGATAATCGTGTTTGAGAATGATCTGGTAGTTACCTCCAGCATTCATAACCTTGCAAGGGGCTCGATAAGAGCAAAAAGTGCACTTTAGCCAGTCCGGGGCAGGGTAGATAATCGTGCTATCACGAACCATCTCAAGAGCCACTAGCCACAAATCACGAGACGCCTGCTGAAGTTCTTCCTGAGTACGTCGGACGAAGAACTCCTTGAAGAACTCCGTCGAGCCTCTCTCAAGCAGCTGATCGAGGACATCCTGATACTGCATAACCAGAGCAACCTCACGTTCATCCCGCGCCTGCATAAAGACGTCGTCACTCTCCAGACCTTTCTCATAAGAGATGCCCCTCTCAATATAAACTTGTTCTACAGCCTCGTCGTGAAGAGCTTTTGCATAGGTAGCATAAGTTGTCTTAAGACTCGAGTTGATGGCCCTGCTAAATGAACCGTTCTTTAGTTTGGGGGGCACCTCAGGAACACGCTTCATAAGGAAACGGTAGTGGACGCCTGCAATGGGCTCGTTCAGAATGCTCTGGGCCGCCCACGAATAAATTGTAGCTTGGTCGTCGAACTGTAACCATTCTTCGGCAGGCTCCCGAGCTGCCGTTTTATACTCACGAATCCATAACGTGTTATCAGACTTTCGTCTAACGATGCCGTCAAGACGACCTGCTAAGAATACACGAGTAGAGGGACGTCCCGAGTCTGTTAAGATCGGTACAGAAAACGGCAGTTCAGTAGCTACGATCTCCCAGTCGTCGTCAGCCTCTTCAGTCTGCACCCAACGTCGATAATGCTCGAGCATCCCAAAGCCCAACGCCGCAGCCTCGTTATAGCGAGCCTCCTCCTCAGCCCAAAGAGCCCCTGTGTCGCGTTCTGCCTTCTCACGCTCAGCAGTTAGCTCTCTCATAAAGACGTCTTCAGGAAGTTCCCCAGTCTCATAGAACTTCGAGAGTCCTTCATGTACCGCCTTGCCCATCGAGAAGAAGATAGGAGTGACGCTAGGCTCAAGGCCTTTCCGAAGCAGCGAGGACCAGTTCCATCGACGTCGACACGACTTAAACGTTTTGACGTCTGTAATATGAATTTCAAACTTAGCGGGGGTTTGACGTGCTAACTTAGTAGGTTGTGTAAGCATATGAACTCCTTTATTATAACGCCTATTTGAAGACCAATCCAGGTACTACGGTACCGAAACATGCTTGAGCACCCTATTGACGAACGCCTTGCTATCCTCCTTAGCTTGATATGACGCTAACAAAACCTCATCAATCGAGCCTTGCATAAGTAGCCGAATAATCAAAGGAGAGGTCTTAATGTCCATACGATGAACACGATCCTCTGACTGTGTCATTGTAATCGATGATCTATGAATCGACGCATACACAACCGCCTTAGCGGCTTGGAGATTTAAGGACTCCCCGATCGTACCAAACGTCCCGACTAGGTATCTCAATTTGCCCTCATTAAATTGCTGAATGCAATGTTCGGCTTCTTTATTAGTAGTCTGCCCAGTAATAGGAGCACCGCCATCAACAAGCTGTACTAAATTGTTAGCAAAATCTACGAAGGTGGTGAATACTACAAACTGGTCAGGGAACGACTCAGCGAACTCGTGTATCCACACGTCCTTTACCCCAGAAACGTCGGAGCCTAGAACCATTGGGTCCAACGCTATACGCTCTAACAACATAGCCCGAGCGAGACCGTTAACAATGAAGGCAGATTCTTCATGGTCCTCGTGCATCTTAATAAATGTTTCTCGCCGAGCCTGATCGTAAAGAGTACGGTGATCAAGCTCCATTTCTAGTGGGACATCTTTGTAAATCTTTGGAGGCAAGTCTTCAATGACCTCTATCTTCTCACGACGTAGAACATAAGGCCCAACGACACTCCTAAACACAGCACTCATTTCAGGCTTTAGCCCGATAGGCTTGCTTCCGAACACTCCAGACTCTTCTTCACAAAACATTTTGCGAAAGCCCCAGTAAGTAGTAAACACCTTAGGGTCAAACCAATTGAGCACCGACCACAGCTCATCAGGAGCCTTGTCCATTGACGTACCTGTAAGGGCCCACCTACGAAAGGCGAATACTTGTTTTAGGGCTTCCGACATCAAGGCCTTACGATTCCTAAATCGGTGTGCCTCATCGGCTATTATCGTTGACCACGCACCGTACTTATTAAGACTAAACTTCGGCTCCCTAAACTGACCCACGCGCTTACCTGTCTTAAACTTCGTCGGTACCGAGTAAATCAACGCTTCATGGTGAATGATAACGTACCCACGATAACGCGGGCTTTTGAACCATGACTCAGTATGCTCCCAATCCATTTCTCCTGCCTTGCCACAGGTTAGAACTTCGTGTCCTGGATCGATAGTCTCAATCATCTTCTTCCAATAAGGAATGTTCTTAGGCCGCGAGATGATAAGAACCGGCCCGTCAAATTGTTTAGCAGCAAACAAGGCTTGGGTTGTCTTACCTAAGCCTTGTTCGTCGTTAAGAAGGAATCCACTACTCTTCGTTAGTGTCTGGATCCCAATCTCTTGAAACTTCCACGGTCTCATCGGGTTCGGGTTCGTTGGTAGTGGTAGCACGAAGTTTCTCCTCCCGTTCAGCGTCTGCTTTCTCGTGACATAGTCGGCACAGCCAATCAATCTTGAACCAGTCAGACGGCTCGTATGTTGCCCAATGGTGTGCGGACAACTCCCCCACCTCGGAGGGAGGTTTCTTACATCCTCTACAAACGGGGTCTTTTTGGATAGCTCCCACCTTCAACGCGTCGTTAACCGCTCGCCGCGCAGCTCCCTTGGGAGTCCTCGACACGGCCTTAGCATATTTACGACGGTATCTCTTAGCCTTCGGCTTCTTGGAAGCCTTTTTAGAGGCTGCTCTGTGACACTCTTTGCAGTATGGGGACCTCCCATCCCTGCTTTCCTTACGGTTGTAAAACTCCTCTAGAGGCTTAGGGAGTTTGCACTTTATACAAACCTTCTTTGTTCCAGAGATAGATTCTGTGGAGCCCATGTCTAATGGCGTCACGAGCATGTCCTGATTGGGGCCAAGCATAGTCACCTACAATCCTTTCACAGAGTTCGTTACTCCAAAGTTTCTTAATAGCGGGCGCCTGGAAGATTAGTTCAGGCCCCTTCGACATACAATTCAGATAATCAATAATGCCTATCTTTTGAGCTGCCGGAAAGTCGTCACCAACCAAGCTATCCTTATACTTCTCAAACAATCTAAACGATTCCACAACCACTTGACATCCCCAAGTTACGTGGTTAAACCCGTCAGGAGAGTGAATTTCTCCTGACCTCATTAGGATAGGGAACGCCAGCTCGTCTTCATCGACGTAGAAGTAAGCCCACCCCGTTGTACCCCCGGGGTCAAATGTTAGAAGGTTCACCTAGCCCGTAACCATGAACAGCGAAATAACCCAGCCAATCCAAAGGATTGGTCAGATTCATCAAGCTCTTCAAGCAAGGGCAACTTAGCATCGCAGTTGGGGCAGTACTCACTGGCCACTGCATCCGCGTAGCGCAAACAACGCTCGCATTGAACGAGTTGAACGAGTTGCGTGTTAGAAGGCTTGATGGCTAGGACGTGCTTCTCAGCCCTGCCCCACACAATCGAATCGAACGGTGTGGTTAGTGCCACCAAGCGGACAAGGAACCTTCTGATTAGGTAACACATCCTAGCCTGCAAACCTTCTAAGAGATTAGCCAGCATAATGTAATGCAATGCCTACCGCAATGCCCAATAGAACTGCTACCACAAAGCATGCTTGATTCCCACAGACAGTACATTTGTATGTCTCTGCGCCATTACTGGTGCCTACATATACCATCTTACCACCACAGAATTGACATTTCATCTTAACCTCCAATACTTAAAATGAGTCCTTCTGACTTAGAAGCGCGGAGTCAGGCTATCCGCTACCTGTCAACCAACCCGCCACTATAAAGTACAAAGCGGCGAGCGACAGTATCAGTTACAAGGAGACTACGTAGAACGGCGCTACCAACACCGTAATACTCAAACCTCGAGAAGCTTTTGTAGGTATTTGACGTTTTCTCGCGTCTTAAAGGAATCGGCCTCTTTATAAGGGTCCAACTGGAACTTAGTTGACGGTTGATCCCTTAACAACACCCCATTTTGAGCAGCTGCCACAGGAAGAGACGTATCCCAAGATCGAATACGAGGGTCACCCTTCACATCCTCGGCGCCTCCCCAAACACCTAGAAAATGAACTTCAACAAGACTTTTAAGGCGTGGAGGAAATACATCAAAGAACCGTCTACGATCGGCCCCTAAGATTTTGGGGACGCCGATTGTATGAACATCCCCAATAAACTGCTCGAACATTTCACGTAGACAGACCTGCCACTCTCCCCAGTCACGCCCTTGAGGGACAAACATGAAACGCGTCTTGCGCGGAAGCTCGGGGGCTAACTCCTTAAGAAACTTCTTAGCGCTCTCTAAGGTAGCCTCTCGGTCCCTTAAGACGTCAGGCACGATAACTTCTGCGGGCTGAACGATTTCAAAGGCCCTACGAAAGTCCTTGAGTGACTGCGTTCTCGACTCAGAGCCTATCCCAACGTGTTGCCAATCTAAGATGACGAACTTACCTTCCGAGCTAAGTTGTCTGTAGACCTGCGAGTATTCCGCACGCTCTAGTACCCACGCTGCCTGACAAAGATGAATGTCGCCGTAAAGAGCTTGCGTAGGCTGGACTGGAGCGGCGACAACGGCTAGTACGGTCATGACCAATGACTTTCATTTGAACCCTTTGGTAGCGACCCGGGTGTTGGGATCGACCTCCCCCAGTCGCGTCGCACGACCTCCCACATAGCGCCTAGCCCCCCAAATAACGAGATGAGGGTGGCGCCGCCAGAAGTCCAGAACACTTGTAGCGATGGTACTCCGAGATATCCGACGAGATTACCGCCCGCGCAATAAATGGCGATAAACGTCATCACGCCGACGGTACCGGGCTTAGGCAACTTCTTTGATAGCTTCCAGATCATGACTGCCTCCATCCACGAGGAGACGTATAGCCTCTCTCGATATAAGTAATCCCTTCCCGCTGTACCCAATCTAAAGTCATCCACTTCATGACAGCCTCACGATCGGTCGATTGCAAACGAAGGGTCGATCCGTCTTGGTAGGTTAGAATCACTTGGTACACATTATACCTCAGTCTCCTGAAACGACAAGCCGTAAGGTGTTTCACCTTCCCCACGTCCACAGTAACGGATGATATCGTTCCATAAGTATGTGTTTAGAGGGTCAAACAAGAGTTCTTCAAGGGCGGCGAGCACTAAAGATACATTATGATCTACTAAAGCTGGAAACTGGAATCGTATTACCCCAGGCCCCCCAACATCCCTCCGTTTCGAGATTGACACTGAAGCAGCTAGTGTAGCGTAACCAGCACAATCGGCCCAGTTATCATCCTTTGATCTCCCCATTTCACGGATCATCTTGTTAAGGCACATCATCCAACAAAACGATACATTGGTTCGAAGCACTCGATTAAGGTAGCCGCGTTCGTAGAGGTCTTTAACGACACTTGCGTGTACAAGCCACGCGTCTTTGTAGTCGCCACCCCGTTCAGCTAAAAGGTCACTCGTCGTCGTCATCGTCGTCATCGTCGTCCTCGCTAAGTATTTCCATGAACTCAGAAGCCACCTCGTCGGCTATCTCCTTAAACTCGTCAAGAGGTGGACATCCTTCCATGTCGCGGAAGAAGGCATTCGCGTCGGCGACCATTTTAGGAAGTGAAGGAAGATCGTCGTCGCCGAAGTTCTCCTCGAGATGTTCCTCCATATAGGACTTAATTATTTCATACATGACTATCGGGATCCTTTCCTTTGGAGTTTGGCTAAACGCTTCTTGTCTTTAACTTTCTTGGCCGCCGCTTTGTTGTTGTGCTTCTTCTTAGTATATCGCGAGTGCTTCGACAAGCGAATACGCGTCAACGGGGCTATGGGTGCTGATGCGGGCGCGGGCGTCTCAGGTAAAGGCAGTGGCGTCATTAGGGTCTCCTCGTATCATTAAGAATCCGTAGACATTGCTGTATACGGTTTCAAGCCAGAGATTGTAGTTCTCTCCTGGCCACTCTTCGATTATAAAACACAATAAGTCGTCAGGCAAGTGTCTTTGGTACCGTTCATAAATCTTCCAGAACTCGTCCTCGTCGGGTATCCAGTCTTTCGGAAGTGATTGAGCCAACGACCTAGGCACACCCAAAAGCCTAATCTTATTCCGCTCGGCTAACGAATCTTCCGCGAGAATTTCAACTAGTTCGGGTTTCAAACGTTACTCTCCCGCGTTAGGTTCGGTTTGCTCCAAATAGTCGATGCCGCCGAGTTCCTTGAACATTTTGAAGCTGCTGAGCAGTTCGACAACCCGTTCACGTTCCATGGGCGTCAAAGAGGTGAAGAAGCCTCGGATCATAGCTTTCTGGGCATATGTTAGGGGTTCCTCGCTGTAGTACTTATTGAACCACTCTTCAAATTCGTTCATGTTGAATTACTCCTTTCTTGTGGTCGGCCAGTTTAGGACCGCTGTTGGTACGTTGTCGCGAGTGTTCTGCTCACAAGGGAAAAAGACGTATGTCTCGGTGATTCCGCAGGAACACTCAGACTGTTGATCGATTGGTATGACGAAGTGATGCCTGCCGTCGAACATTCCGATGTAGATGCATGGGATGTGTAGACGTTTTTGTACACTCCCGCAGCTTGAACACTTCGCAAGGTTTTGGGGGTCGATGTTGACTACAACAGCTTGGCCAGTCTTGAGCGCGCAAGCGCTACAGCCCATAGTACGCTCCAATAAGTGCAAGCAGAATTAGGACGCCGACCGCTACCCACAAGACTGCCTCAATAGCTCGTCCAATGAAGTTTACCAAGGTATCACCATTAGTGTGAATAGTGTGAATAGTGCGAACAGGAGTGTAAGTATAATAGCAGCCTTGAGTAGGAACACTACCAGCTCTGCAAGGTCATCGGCTGCTCCCACGACGCCATTGAAGAACTCGCCAGAGGCTTTAGACATGACGACGCCAAATTCGTATACGGCGTCCTCAAAGGCTTCGGCGGTCGTACGAGGACCGAAGACGTAAATCACCCACTTATAGATAGGGGCAGTGACTTTGTGTGGGTTTGGGATAGCTGCCCAGTGCCGATAATGTGGGAACTGTTTAGTCCACGACGCAATAGCGAGTTCGATGGTGTCCGCGTTCGAGTACCCAACAAACTTCCAATCCATCGGCACCGCTGCAAATGACGCTGGCTGGTGAAAAACGGTTGTTGTCATAAGTAGTTGACGTGGCCGGCGCTTCTAAGATAATGTGAAGGCTGCTATAGTCTTGCACGGGGAACACAAACCGCCCGCAACATACATCGCGTGCTTGCTAGCAAATAAGGGCGGCGATGTGGTTCGGGCAGTTGTCAGGTAAGGTCAATCTCTTTCGCTTCGATTTCTAGCTCAGCCCGTAAGTGACCGGGGTCTGTACTCAACTCTTGAAGAGCCGATGCCACAATCCGGCGTTGTGCTAGGCGGTCGACACCAATCGGGACTCTAGAAGGGCTTGTGTCGATGTTCAAAGTGATCTTTGTTAGCGCGCACGTCTCGGGGTCGAACCTCTGCTCTAAGGAGAGAAGCAAGATCTTTCCTTCGCGTATCGCCTCAAGGTAATTCATCACGTACAGACATGCTCTGTCAATCTTTTCTTGCGGGTTCATGGTGGTCTCCTTCCCTTCGTTTTGATTTTTACAGGCATTTAGCCAAGTGCTTAATTGCTTCTGTGAGGGCATTACAAGGTTGCAGGCGGCCGCATAGGAGGCGTTGTCCTAAGACTTTACCCACTCGATACAGGCCGCGGCTTCCTCATAATGCCCTCACAGAAGCAACCTGCTACGCTACGTAACCGCACGAGCTCGTGGGTCTGGTAACTGCAGGATGCTTCTGTCAAAGCGCTACCCAGTTGAAGTGTTGGTAGCCTAACGGGAAGAGGTAGTTGGGGGTCGAGGCACCCAACTACTATTTTCCACAGATGTATTCGGTTTTAAGGTTCGGGCTAAAGCGTACGTTGAACGCTTTAGCCCGGAGGCGACTGCTACGATCGCCAAGTCGAGGGGCTTAAGTAGCAGTCGCCGTGCTCCGGAGGAGGAGCCAGATCAAGTCACTTCTTGGGCGTATGGGCGGCGGCTGCCTTCTTTTCGGCGGCTGCCTTCTCGGCGGCGAGTTTGGCTTTGCGCTTCGCTTGGTACGCCTTTTGTTTCTCGTAGTTCGATCCGGGGCGCAGAGGCATGCCGAGCAGTTGTTCGACTTTGGCTTTGATCTCGTCACTGATCGGAGGTGTCTTGTACACCTTCGTGCCGCGTACGAACGACCCACCACTGGCGCGGACGGGGTTGGCGATGCGAGCCATCAGTGCGTCATATTCGATGAAGAGGCGTCCTTCGGGCGTCTTCAACGACGGCAAGCCGGTGATCGGCTCGCCCGCCTTGCGTTCCAGCTCGGCGCGTTTGGCGAGGGCACCTACGTACCCTTCGTTCTTGCCCCAGAGTATCGCTGCCTGGGCTTTGGACACGTACTTCTTACCGTTCATCTCCACCGGCTTAATGTCGGTGGGCACTACTTTATTGTCTGCCATGGTATTCTCCTTTTGGGCGACTAATGTTGGACGGCACGTTGACCGCCGCGAATAAGTTTGCGCGCGTTGGTTCTGTTGCCGCGCTTGGTTCTATTATAAAACGGTTTGCGTTTTGTCAACAGGTACAAACGTACCTTTTACTTCGTGCCACAAACACCGACCCTTTGGTCGAAGGGGTCCGATAACGCTGGAGGCCTTGACAAAAAAAAGGGGGGGGGGGGGGGGAGGAACAATTTTTTTAAAAATTAAAAAACAAAAAAGTATTTTTTTATTTTTTAGGTTGTGACAATTATCTAAAAATCTCCCCC